TTATATTCAGGTTTCATGGACATATCAATAACTGCAGGAGAGTGAGTGGTACAAAAAATTTGTAATTGAAAGTCCTTCGCAAATTTAAACAGCTTTTTTATTAAATTCTCTTGAGATGCTGGATATAGCGTAGATTCAACTTCATCAATAAAAAGCATTCCTCCTTTATATTCGTTAGGGAATTTTTCCTTTAATCGCTTGAATGACAATACTGCTGTTAAAATACTACCAACATTATCTTGACCGGCAGAAACAGTTAAAGCACTGTATGTTGTAGGATGTGAGATAAGAGTTGATTTATTTGATGATTTTAATTGATTTGTTTCATAAGGTTCGGAAGGGAGTGAAAGAATTTCTGCATAATTTGTTTTAAGAAAATTTTGTTCTTCCTCAGATAATAATAGTGGTATATTTGATATCTTTTGTTCTTCCCCTATAGGAGATACTCTTTTTAAACTAAGATATATAACTGGATAATGCATATATCCATCGCCTGCTGCGCGCGCCCCTTTTTTCCATAAACGAAGTTTATGGCTTTTTTTATCACGAGGCATTGATTCTAAAGTGAATACTCCATGATCTCCGATTTCTTTGTCTACCATGTATAATGAATATTCATGTTCTTTTGGTTTTTCTATGCTAGTATCAAATTTAAATTTGCTGGCAAACTTAGATACAAAATTATAGCCTTGAATGGTTTTAAAATTATTAAAACCATTTTCTTGAACTTCCACTGGGACTGATGTATCGTTTTGGCGTTCGTCTTCTGGATTTTCTTTCGACATAGAAAATGGATGCGCAAGCAATCCCAGGAGTGTAGTTTTTTGGGTTCCGTTCTGACCAGCAATGACAGTTAACTTTCTTCCGCATTTGACAGTTAAATCATTAAATTTCCTGAATCTAGCAATATGAATTTTTTCAATAATCCCTGGAAATTGCTTCATAAAATATTTTCTCCTTATTCAAAATATATATTTTACCAAGTGTGCCGTGATTCCACAACCTTGCCGATGATCTGGACCGGCAAGTCTGCTATTTCTCTATTGGTGTAAAAATGGGGCGGGTATACGTCCATGTTCAGCCCGATCAGCATTATGCCTTCTTTGGTCTTTTTAATCTGCTTGACGGTTGCATCTTCGCCATCAACCAGGATGATCGCCGTGTCGCCGCTTTCTACATCTGACTGCCTCTTGACTATAACGACATCGCCTTCATGCAGCTTAGGCTCCATGGACAGCCCCTTTATGCGCAAAGCAAAGTATTCTCCAGAGGCAGCCATCTTAGGGGATATCTCTTCCCACCCGTCGATGTCAGTAATGGCTTCGAGTGGAATCCCAGCTACAACCTTGCCCAGGATGGGGATTCGGACACCCTGCACAGTATTTTTCTTTTTATTATTAATGACAACCGGTTGATCAGTATCTAAGGCTTTTAATAATTCATCTAGGCTCATACCCATCGCTTCGCCAATAGCTTTCATTTTTTCTATGGTAGGAGCTACAGGTTCTTTAGTCTTAGGATTATATATTTTTTCAAGTACACCAATATATGCCTTGCTTATTTTTGAAATATTTGCGAAATCTTGCATAGAAAGATTATGTTTCGTTCTATAGTCTTTAATTAATTCTCCAATATACATTCTAGGCACCTCCATATTAGTATTGTATAGAATTATGGACAAAAACGCAAGGAAAAATTGTCCAGAATAGTTGACAAAGACTCGTTTGTCTTATATAATAGACACACAAAGTGAAAGGAGGGCCAATTATGTATAGAGTCAAAGAAATGCGCGAAGAATTAGGATGGACTCAAGAAAAACTGTCTGAAGCTAGCGGAGTTTCTCGTACTATCATTTCGGCATTGGAAACATCTGATACTACTAGGACATCTACTGGGACTTTAATCAAACTCGCTGCGGCTATGAATTGTACTGTAGCGGATATTTTTGTGGCATAATCGTCTAATATAATGGATAAAAAGGGAGCCCCCAAAATGGAAACTAATGCATTTCAATTTGAAGTGAATATCGGGCCTAATTCCTACGAAAGTTGGGCCGAAATCGAAGGTGTGATTCAAAAAGCGGTTGATCTTGTGGACGAATACGAAAAAGGGCACAGCGGCAACCGGACCCTTTTGGTAGTAAAGCTCAATGTTTAATTGATGGATTCTACCCAGATTGAGAGGTATTAAATGTTTAACAACAAAGTAGGCCTAAGTGATTATCAGGCTTTAAGAGAAGCATTTTTCGGATTTACCGCAAAAAACAAGATGAATATCCTTGAAGCTGAAGCTGTCTTGGATTCGTTAAGACAGGATCTCAAGAAACAAATTTGCAGCGGAATCTATGATAACAATTTAGATACTTTCTGTTATATAAATAATCCGTCTTTAGACACAAAGACGGATTATAAATGAACCAACTTTACAAGGTATTAAGAGGTTAACAAATCTTTAATCGCCGAGCCGGAAGTAATCAAGTTTTTCCAAGCTGCTTCGCCGGTTAACGCAGCAACCATGATTCTATCATTGGAATCAATATAATAACCCAGGTTGTCACGAATTTCTACGGCCGTTTGTGAAGTCACTATTAACCAGCAAGACTCTGTTACTCTACAAGCAGAGTACAGCTTTAAACGGTTAATTAGTTCGGCATAGTTTTGTTGAGGCTTGCACAGATCGTATGTAACAATGTATTTTCCCTTATTAATCACCTCCTTTCTTACTTCCGATTATACCAGAAAGGAGGCCACGCTAAAAAGGAGTGATGCGAAATGACCGAACTTGGCCAACTAAAAAAAGAACCCCAAGTTGATAACGCGATAACTTTTGATGAACTGGTAGAAGCCGCAAGACCATTGATAAAACTGCTACGCGAAAAAAGAGACCCTTTGACTACGGCAATAGTCAAAGGGCGGGAAGTAGTTCTTGTCCAGGCAGAAATGGGCTGTCCCGTCAACTCTTCTTTAAAACCTGGAAGGGATAATGAGATTTCACATATTGATGGAAGAAGTGCCCTTTAGAAGGAGCCGCTAAAAATGCATCAAAAACATCCTTCGGAACATGAAGGTATCGGTACACTCCACCTGAATGAAAATGTACTTCTATTACCCCATTTTCATATCCGATAGCCTCTATGTTTGACGAAATTACCTCGATCAACTTCAAAACAATCATCCCCTTTCTTAAGGTGATTATATCAAATAAAGGAGGAACAAAGAATGGAAGTTATACAAGTCCCTCAATTGTACGCAACAGTGAAGGAAATTGCCAAAATCTTTTCTATCGGCGAATTTACCGCACGGCAGTTGATACATGAAATGGCGCGCAGTAAGTATAAACCTGGAGTGATCTGTTATGGCCGAATGCTGCGGGTGAAAATCTCGGAATTTGAAAAGTTTTTCCAGTCAAAAAGCTATTAAGGAGGAAAGCAATGGATAATCAGCTTACTGAAATTGATGAACGGTTGGAGCTTATGCAGGCCCAGGATATTCACCGTAAAAAAATGGCCCTGGTACATCTGACGAAAGCACTGCAAATTGCAGGAGTCAGCGTATCTATGAATCTGGATTCAAAACGGGAACTGGTAATCCTGCAATTCTTATCCAGCAAAAAGCCCAATAAAGCAGTCAATATCGCCTTGGATAATGCCATGGCCATGCTGTATGACATTTTCAAACAAGCTGGACATGATTTCCTGGAAGAAGTATGAAAGGCGGCTGAAGTGAATGGACGCAGAGATGATTGAGAATATCCGGTCTAACGTCAAGTATTACCGGATCGTGAAAGGGATATCCGGGCGCCAGCTCAGTACAGCTATTGGACTCAGCCCCACATGGATTCACTGCTTTGAGACTAGAAGTATCCGGGAATCAACTCCTGAAAATCTGCAGCTACTGGCTAAGGCCCTTGGCAAGAAGTTGAGCGATTTGATCAAGCCACCCAAAGTCGTGATTCAGAAGCTCAGTCCGGAAGAAGCGGAGCGGGGATTGCAGAATCTGGAACGGATCCGCAAACAAAAAGGGCGGCCGGTTCGGCAATTTGAAATGGACATCGGCCTGTGTAAAGGGCACCTATATAAAGCACTCGCAGGTCGTAGAAAATTCGCCCTTGAAACTTGGTGGAAGGTCGCCGAAGCCCTGGACATGGACCTAAAAACGCTGATTGGGAGGACAGACTGATGGTTTACAAAGTGAATGATGAATTCTTGGATAAAGTAGATTCGCTGCTGGATAGCATTGCCGATATGTGCCAGGCTACTGATACCCTGGATAACGCAGGAGTAGCAATTATCAATATCCAGAAATGGACAGATATGAGAGACAAAGCTGCCAAGGTATTGGACAGCATGAATGATGGGTTCGATTCCGCGGAAGGAGAGGAAGAAAATGAAGAAAAGACCGAAGAATGCACCGATCCTGGTGACGATGATTCTGCTGCCATATGTGCTGATCCGGACGGCGATGGATCTGGTTATGTGGCTTATTGATGTGATCTGCGATGGCATCCAGGCCCTGGGGCCACGGTTCCAAGGTTTTGTGACGGGTATGGCGGCAACTCTTGCTGGCCTAATTATTTTAGCCGGGATGGCCGCTTACTGCTGAAGGGAGGTGATGCCAATTGAACACCAAAAAAGCTCATCAGCACAGCCATACTGATGAGCTCATTAAAAATATATAACACTGATTATACCGCAAAAATAATTAAAAGGAAAGCGAGGATTTTACCATGAAAATTATTTTTGAAGGCACCCCGGAACTAATCAGACAGGAGGCGGCTGCACTGCTAGGCTTTAAAGATGAACCCGTACTGGTGGAAGTACCCGGAGCCGAACCTGCCCATCCAGACTATGTAGCCGAAAAAATCCCAGCGAAGGATGAGCCCATCAAGCTGGCTCCGGGTTCCACCGTGGTCATCCAAAACAACAATCCCGCGGCGCCCATTCCAACAGCAACTCCCGTGGTTCCCACAGCACCCGCCAAAACCTATACCCTGGATGATCTGATCACAGCAGCAGCTCCTTTACTCGATGCCGGAAAGTTCGATGAAATGACTGCGCTTACCCGGAAATATGGCGCGGACAGCTTCATGGCGATCAAAGAATCCGATTTCGGATCGGTAGCTGCGGACCTTCGGGCCCTGGGGGCTAAATTATGAGCGCCCATGCCTTCCTTTCAGCATCCAGCGCTCACCGTTGGCTGCATTGCCCCATCGCCCCTTCTCTGGAGGCAAAATTTCCGGATACCCTCAGCCCATATGCGGCTGAGGGGACCCTGGCGCATAAGTTCTGTGAACTGAAGCTGCGGAAATATGCGGTGGAGCCTATGGCCAGCAGTACTTATACCCGGCGATTGCACAAACTCCAGAAAGAGACTGGGTATCAAAAAGAAATGGACGAATGCAGCGAAGAGTACCTGGATCGGATTAAAAGCATCATGCTTTCCTACCCGAATTTACCTCACGTGGTAGCCGAACAGAAAGTAGATTTTTCCAAGTATGTGCCGGATGGTTTCGGTACAGCCGATTGCCTCATTTTGGGCGGAGATACCCTTAATATCGTAGATTATAAACACGGCAAAGGCGTGGAAGTTGACGCCAAAAACAACCCACAGCTGCGGCTATATGCGTTGGGCGCCCTGGAGCGGTACGCAATTCTGTATCCTCTGAAGCAGGTTACTATGACCATTATCCAGCCCCGGATCAACAACTACAGTACCGATTCTATTTCGGTCGCTGAATTGCGGGACTGGGGAACGAACGTGGTCAAACCTGCAGCCGATAAGGCCATGAAAGGCGAGGGAGAAGCTCAGCCCGGAGATTGGTGCCGGTTTTGCCGGGCCCGGCAGCAGTGTAAAGCACGAGCAGACTACTACAAAAACGTTGGCCTAAAAGCCCAAGAAGCCGGAGACCCCAAACTACTAAAGCCAAGCAGCCTTTCCCAGTACTTGGAACTGGCCAAGGGGTTGAAACAATGGATCGAGGATTTGCAGGATTACGCACTTACCTCAGCCCTCAACGGTGCGGAGATCCCCGGATGGAAGGCGGTAGAAGGGCGCGGCAGCCGGGGTTGGACTGACCAGGAAAAAGCGTTTACGGTACTTCTGCAGCATGGTATCCCTGAATCCATTCTGTATAACCGGGTGCCGCTTACACTTGCGCAGACCGAGAAAGCCGTAGGCAAGAAAGAGTTCGAAGAATGGATGCAAGACTTTATCGTTAAGAATCCGGGTAAACCTACCCTGGTGCCCGATTCAGATAAACGGCCGGCCATCAGCAACGTGGCCAAGGCTGAAAATGTATTTAAAGATATGGAGGCGTAATTATGAACAACACACAATGCGTACTGGAGAATGTCAGACTGAGTTATGTCCACCTGGTAAAACCTTTTGCAAACCATCCGGATCAACCTGCTAAATATTCTTGCACGATCCTGCTGCCTAAGACTGATGTAGCGGGAAAAGCAAAACTAGATGCGGCCATCGAAGCTGCCAAAGCACGGGGTGCAGAAAGCCAATGGGGCGGGATCGTCCCTCCCGTATGCCCGACACCGGTTCATGATGGAGATGGCGTAAAGCAGGATGGAACGGAGTTCGGCCCTGAATGCAAAGGACACTGGGTCATGACCGCCGGGGCAAAAGCAGATTATCCGATTGAAATCGTTGACCGCCATCTGAACAAGATCCTAGATCCCACCCAGATCTACAGCGGGATGTATGCTAACGTATGTGTCAATATGTACCCTTACCTGTACAACGGTAAGAAGGGAATTGGCTGCGGCCTGGGCCCGGTCCAGAAGACAGCCGATGGGGAAGCTTTTGGCGGAGGCGCACCAACCGCGGCCAGTGTATTCACCAGCATGGCCGCCAATACCCAAAGAATCAACCCGCTGACCGGCAAACCGATGTAAGGCTTATTGCGGGGCTTAATTGGCCCCGCTCTTTTTATCTGAAAAAAGGAGGGAAACATGCGACATCTCAGTATAGATATCGAAACATTTAGCGATCAGGATATCGGGAAAACTGGGGTATGGCGGTATTGCGATACACCAGCTTTTGAAATCCTTCTGTTCGCCTATGCTTACGATTTTGGCGCAGTCCATGTCATCGATCTGGCCCAGGGTGAAACAATTCCGGACAGTATTATTCAAGACCTCCAGGATCCAGATGTAATCAAACACGCCTACAATGATCAGTTCGAAGTGACCTGTCTGAACCATGCCGGATATAAGACGCCAATCGAGCAATGGCGCTGCACGATGATCCACAGCATGTATCTGGGCTATCCGGCAGGGCTGGCCACCCTGGGCAAGGTATTAGGGCTTCCTGCAGATAAGCAGAAATTGTCCATCGGCAAAGCTCTGATCCGGTACTTCTGCGTACCCTGCAAGCCGACCCAGAAAAACGGAGGCCGGACACGGAACAAGCCCTACGGAGATCCGGAAAAATGGGAGCTTTTCAAGGAATATAACCAGCAGGATGTGGTCACCGAAATGGAAGACTACAAACGACTGGCAGCTTTCCCAGTGCCTGAGAAAGTATGGCGGGATCGGGAAATCAACTATCATCTCAACTGTCGGGGTGTTGGCATCGACTTGGATCTTATGCATGGAGCACTTGCCATCGATACCGAATACCGGGAGAAACTTATTGCACAAGTACAAACGCTCACCGGAATCGAAAACCCTAACAGCCGCAGCCAGCTGCTGGACTGGCTCAACCAGAACGGACTTCCAGATCTTGAGAAACTGACCAAAGACACGGTTAAAGATACCTTGGGCACAACGAAAGGAACCCCCAAAGAAGTCCTGCAAATCCGGCAGTACCTGGCCAAAAGCTCAGTAGCTAAATACGCCGCTATGAAACGGGCCGTCTGCGATGACGGACGGATCCGCGGCGTGATGCAATATTACGGGGCCAGCCGGACCGGAAGATTTGCTGGCCGGATCCTGCAGCCCCAGAACCTGCCCCACGATGTGCCGACTGCCGTGGACACGGCCAGAAAGTTAGTTAAGGCGCGCAAACTACCAAAGTTAGAGCTGCTATACGGAAACGTATCTGCTATCCTGAGCCAGCTCATTCGTACTGCTTTAGTGGCTAAGCCCGGCTGCCAGTATGTGGTAGCCGACTTCTCTAGCATCGAAGCCAGGGTCCTTGCCTGGCTTGCTGACGAAAAATGGGAAATGGAAGCTTTTGCAGCTGGCAAGGATATCTACTGTGCTACAGCTTCTGCCATGTTCGGTGTACCGGTTGTGAAACACGGCATTAACGGTGCCCTGAGGGCGAAGGGTAAGGTAGCAACGCTGGCCTGTGGTTATGGCGGCGGCGTCAACGCCCTTAAGGCTATGGGCGCGGATAAGATGGGGCTCACCGATGACGAACTGCGGCAGGTGGTCAGTCAGTGGCGCACGGCGTCCCCCAGCATTGTCCGGCTCTGGGGGCAGATGGAGGAAGCGGCCATCAAGGCACTGGACACTGCAGAACTCGTTCCCGTGACAAAAGGCGTCAGCTTCCAGCACAAGGCAAACATGTTATACGGGTATGACTACCTGGTGATGACTCTGCCAAACGGCCGACAGCTTTTCTATCCACAGCCGGGACTGTGCAAGAACCGTTTCGGCTTTTCCAGCATCCAGTATCGGACACAACTGGGATCCCAATGGACGTATACAGAAACCTACGGCGGAAAAATCACAGAAAATTGTATCCAAGCAATCGCTAGAGACTGTCTTTGCGAAGCAATCCGGAACCTGGTAGCTGCCGGATATGATCCTGTGATGCACATCCATGATGAAGTAGTGCTGGAAGTCCCGGAGTCACAAATGCACCCGGACGAACTCCAGCGGGTGATTGCGCTCATGTGTAAGCCGATTTCTTGGGCCCCCGGGCTCTTGCTCAATGCTGACGGCTTTATCAGCCCATTCTATAAGAAGGATTAGCCATGTTAAACGACAGATTACTCAAAATCTCAGTTGGCTCCAGCCGCAATTCGCTCAACTGGCAGCTTACTGAAATACTCTGGTCCGACTTCATCCGCCGGGTCAAAGTACCAATCCGCAGCCAGGAAACTTTCGACGAGTACATCCGGATGCAGAAGGCCCAGCAAGGAATCCTGAAGGATATCGGAGGATTCGTTGGGGGGACCCTTAACGGGCTCCGGCGCAAAGCGGAAGCCGTGACCGGCCGGGACCTTGTGACTCTGGATTTCGATAATATCCCATCGGGGGGAACGGATGCGGTCTTGAAGCGCGTATCCTCTTTAGGCATTGCTTACTGCATTTACAGTACCCGTTCCCATGCGCCATACCGGCCCAGGTTGCGTATTATCATCCCGCTGGATAAAACGGTCACTCCGGACGAATACGAGCCTGTAGCACGAAAATTGGCGGCTGTGATCGGCATCGAATATTGTGATCCTACAACCTTTGAAGCCTCCCGGCTGATGTACTGGCCCGGCTGCAGCAAAGACAGCGAGTACGTGTTCCAATTCGAGGATAAGCCGTTTGCCAGTGCGGATGGGATCCTAGCTCAGTATGACGATTGGCGGGATATGACAGCGTGGCCGCAGGTGCCAGGAGCGGCCCCCAGGGCAAAGGTACTTTTGGCGCGGCAGTCCGATCCTACGAAAAAGGAAGGTCTCATTGGGGCATTCTGCCGGGTGTACGACATCAGGGGCGCTCTTCTAAAATACCTCCCGAATGCTTACGAAGATGTGGAAGGCAAGGCAGATCGGATGACCTACACAGGCGGCACAACAACCTCCGGGGCAGTGCTGTACGAGGATGGTAAGTTCCTTTACAGTCACCATGCTACGGACCCCTGCTGCGATCAGCTGGTGAACGCCTTCGACCTGGTGCGGATCCATCTGTTCAACGAGCTGGATGTTGATATAAAGCCGCATACTGGCGGTAATGCCAGGCCGTCCTTCAAAGCCATGCGTAAGTTGGCCATGGAAGATGAAGTGGTCCTCCGGGAACTTAACTTAGAAAAAGCACAGCAAACGATGTCAGTTTTCACTGATATGAAAAACGAAGATAATCAAGTGAAAACAGAAGATAATCAACTAGAAATCGGAGAAAAACCAACTGAAATCGCACTTAATGTGGATTGGATGCGGGAAGCCAAATTGGACTATAACCCGGACACCGGGAACCCGAAGAAGACCATGGACAACATCCTGCGGATCCTTCGGTTCGACCCGCTACTTAAAGGGAAAATCGCCATCGACGATTTCAGTAATCAAGGTATGGCCCTGGGGGAACTGCCCTGGAATGCCTGCCCAGATAAACGCCTTTGGACGGATACTGATGATGCAGGTCTCCTGTGGTGGCTGGAGTACCGGTACGATATCACCGGCAGGGATAAAGCCCTGGCAGCCGTCATGTTGGTGAGCAACCAGCAGAAATACAACGAGGTCAAGGATTATCTGGAAGCCCTGGTTTGGGATGGCACGGAAAGGCTCGATAGAGTGTTCATCGATTACCTGGCGGCCGAAGATACACCGTATACCCGTGCGGTGGCCCGCAAGAGCTTTACCGCGGCCGTAGCACGGGTGATGCGCCCTGGCTGCAAGTACGACTATGTACCCGTATTCAACGGGCCCCAGGGGATCGGTAAGACGACTTTCCTGAAGACGATTGGGAAAAACTGGTACAGCGACAGTCTGCAGAACTTCAATGGAAAAGAGGCCAGCGAAATGATCCAGGGCATCTGGATCAACGAAATCGGCGAAATGTCCGGGTACAACCGGTCCGAAATGGATATCGTCAAGCAGTTCCTGTCCAGGTGCGATGATGTGTACCGGCAGCCCTACGGCAAGCACGCCGTCCGGTTCCCTCGGAAGGGTGTATTTTTCGGGACTTGCAATAACCATGACTTCCTGAAAGACCCGACTGGAAACCGCCGCTTCTGGCCCGTCGATGTGGGCCTGCATAAGCCGGCTAAAAATATCTGGGCCCAGCTTCCTGACGAAGTAGACCAACTATGGGCCGAAGCGGCTGTACGGTATACGGAAGGGGAACAACTCTTCATGGATACCCCGGAACTGGATGCGGCTACCCGGGAAGCCCAGGAAGCCCACCGGGAGAACAGCATCCGGGAAGGGATGATCAGGGACTGGATCGAAAAGCCGGTGCCACCTAATTATTCCAGCCTGAGCCTATCGGCGCGTCGGATCTTCTGGAATGGCGGGATGACGGGAACGGGAGATCTTGTTCCCCGAGAGAAGGTATGCGCCGCCGAAATCTGGTGTGAACTCTTCATGGGCGATCCAAAGCATATGCGGCGGAGTGATGCCAACGAAATCAATCAGGTGCTGGTCGGATCGCCTGGATGGCATCGCAATCCGAAATCCCAGAGATTTGGATATGCGGGAGTGCAAAAAGGGTTTAATCGTGGTGTATAAAAAAACTGTAACTTTGTAACTTTCGAAAGTTACATTGCGAAAAATAATGTAACCGAAAAGTTACAAAGTTACATAGAAAGTTACCAGAAAAATCCGCATTAAATCTAGGGTTATAGACAATATGTAACTTGTAACCTTTTATCTAAGCAATATATTAAAACCGACTGAATCAACTGAAATAACCAGTTGAATTCCAGTTGAATCAGTTGGATTTAAGGTTTTTCTTGGGCAAAATTTTTTAAAGCATAAATATCCGCTAAGCTAAATAAATATGCAAAGGAGGTAGAACCAATATGCTGGAACGAGATGTTGAACGTCATTTAGTGAACGGGGTGAAAGCTCAGGGTGGTAAAGCGTATAAGTGGGTGAGCCCTGGCAATGTCGGTGTGCCGGACAGAATCGTGGTGTGGCCAGGTGGCAAAGTCGAGTTCATCGAACTGAAGACAGATAACGGACGATTGAGCAAGCTGCAGTCGGTGCAGCTCTGCCGGCTTCTGAAGCTGGGATGCTACACCCGGGTGCTGTATGGCCTGAAGGGTGTCGTGGACTATCTGATGGAGGATCATTCGGGAGGAGATGATGCAGCGTGATATTTACCCCGCATCCCTATCAACGGTATTGTATTGATCGGGTGGTAAAAGACCAGGCAATCGGGTTGTTCCTTGACATGGGCCTCGGTAAGACAGTGATCACCCTGTCCGCCATTATGGAGCTAAAGTACGGGAGATTTGCCGTTAACAAAGTTTTGGTGATTGCCCCGAAGAAGGTAGCTGAAGCGACTTGGCAGCAGGAGGCTTCCAAGTGGGACTTCCTCCGGAATCTCCGATTTGCTACAGTCCTGGGCAGCGCGAAGAATCGGATCAAGGAGCTTTACCGGCCAGCCGATATTTACGTGATCAACCGTGAGAATGTTGATTGGCTGGTGGATTACTATAAAAATGACTGGCCCTTTGACATGGTAGTCGTGGATGAATCTTCCAGTTTCAAGTCCCACCGGGCCAAACGGTTCAAAGCCTTGGCTTCCATCAGGCCGCATATCCGCCGGATTGTGGAACTGACGGGTACGCCATCTCCTAACAGCCTGATGGACCTGTGGAGCCAGCTGTATCTCCTGGATGGTGGGGCGCGTCTGGGGAAGTATTACACCCATTTTCGCGATAGATTCTTTGACCCGGGGAAGCGGACGCGGGAAGTGATTTACTCCTACGATCCTAAGGACGGCGCCCAGCAGTCTATCATGGGCCGGATCTCCGATATTTGCATCAGCATGAAAGCATCGGATTATCTGCAGTTGCCCGACTGTATCATAGATGATATCCCGGTTGAATTAGACGCGAAAGCTAAGAAAGCCTATAACCAACTGGAACGTGATATGGTCTTGGCGCTGCCTGATGGGGATATCGACGTGGCCAGCGCGGCAGGACTGTCAAACAAGCTGCAGCAGTTGGCCAACGGAGCGGTGTACGATGATGAACATGGCGTCCATGAAGTCCATAACTGTAAGCTGGAAGCGTTCCTGGAGCTGATTGAGAAACTGAACGGGCAGCATGCCTTGGTGTTCTACAATTTCAAGCACGATCTTTCGCGCATCCAGGACGCCCTTAAAACATCGAAACTGCGGGTACGGGTATTCCAGGGCGCAGAAGAGGAAAAAGACTGGAATAGCGGCAAAATTGATGTTCTTCTGGCCCATCCCGCCAGCACCGCCTATGGACTCAATCTTCAGAACGGCGGGCATCACATCATCTGGTTTGGACTCAATTGGTCTTTGGAGCTATACCAACAGGCCAACAAGCGGCTGCATCGGCAGGGGCAGCGGGAACCTGTCATTATCCACCAGTTGGTTTGTCGGGGGACCCGGGATGATGACCTGGTTGACGCATTGGATTGGAAGGACAAGGCCCAAGATTATGTCCTGGAAAGTTTGAAAGCGAGGATCAAGAAATGGAAACGACAAGAATGAAAATTTTTATAAAAATAGTGATCGCAGTCGGAGTTCTAACCGGATTAGCCATGTACATAGGCGGAATCCTGGCTATTTGGCGTTTTGTACTGCTGGGAGTATAACTACATACCCCGAAAGACAAAACGCTTCAAAACGAAAATTTGAGCGTAATAGAGGAGAATAAAAATGGAAACAGAAAACGATATGATCCACCGGCCAAACCATTACACTTGGCGAGGTGGTATGGAATGCATTGATATAGCTAAGGAGCTGTGCCAGGGAGCGAATGGCGTACGGGCGTATTTAATCGGCTGCGCGGTTAAATATATCTATCGTTACCCCAAGAAAAACGGCCTGCAGGACTTGGACAAGGCTATTGAATGCCTGACTATGCTGCGGAAGATTGAGGCTAACAGCCAGAAATAGGAGGCGCTAATGACAGCAAAAGAATATTTGAACCGGATCCGTTTTATTTCAGTTGGGCTCCGGGTTAAGGAACAGGAACTGCAGCAGCTAGAGTCAGATCTTTATACTATCCAGTCCGTAGACACCAGCCGGGAACGGATTGACGGCGGGATCCCTATATCTATGGCAGACAAGGTGGCGCGGATCCGGGATATGCAGATTGTAATAAATAAGGAATGGGATCAGCTTCTGGATTTGCGAAAGGAAGCCAGAGAACGAATCATGCAGTTGGAAGATGGCCGTTTCCGGGCGGTACTGACGGAACGATATCTAAACAACAAGCGATGGGAGCAGATTGCGGTGGACATGAACTACACTTACCGCAATGTAATCAAGATCCATGGGAAAGCACTGCAGCAATTTGAGATTCAGTTCAAAGAGTTCCTAGAAATTCCCTATCTTGACGTGATATAGTGTAGACTGCAAAAGGTAAGGGAAAAGGGCAAGCCAGAACCGATTGCGGAACCTCCTTTCTAAGATATGGCAGTACGGAAAAGGCACTCTGATGGGGTGCTTTTTTCGTTCCCGAAAAGTTGGATGTGTTTGTTTTTTATGGCTATCGCGGAGGTGGGAAAGGGGGGATAGCCAATGAGAGAATATGTATTTTCCTCACGCCAAAATAAAAAACTCTCCTTACATTAGCAAGGAGAGTCTGCTGAACAGGTTGCGATCCTATTCAGACTTAGTTGCACGAGACTGTGAGTCATCTTTTCGGTCATCAACAGTGATGGGCCAAGCCCGCAAGCCGTAGCTACGGGCGTATAAGATTTTCCCAGTACGGGGATCTTTGCGCCAAGTCCTGAAGTGGTTTCAAATGTAAATGTTTCTATATTTTCTTAAATTCGAGATTATTCAACTTTAAATAAAGAATTTGTGTTAAAATGAGGCAATTATAATTTATGCTTCGCTTTTAAACACGAAGAGATTGGAAGCGTTTATGAAAGACATGCCGGTATTGGGGAATTTTAAGGTTTGCAAAAAGTGCGGGGAAAAGTTTTACCTGCCTTTTGGCACGCCATGGCCATGGAAAACCAATTATCGGGGACGGAATTATATTTTTTGTTCCTACAAATGCAAAAGAAAATTTGAAAAGGGGATAAAGTAAGCACAGTCTATAATGGCTGTGCTTTTTTAATGCAAGGATGTGATGAGATGCGGAAAACAGGGCGCCCGATGGCTGTGATTGATCAGAAAGATTTTGAGCGCCTCTGCGGGCTGCAATGTACTGAACAGGAAGTATGTGCTTTCTTTGGGGTGACGGACAAGACGCTGAACCGATGGTGCAAGAGAACTTATAAGCTGAGTTTTTCCGAAGTTTTTAAGGTAAAACGCGGAATAGGGAAAATATCCCTTAGAAGGGCCCAGTGGCAGTTAGCTCAGAAGTCTGCAGCCATGGCCATTTTTCTTGGTAAAAACTATCTGGGCCAGTCGGATCGCGATAAGAATGAACAGCTTGAAATGCAGCTTGCAGATGACGGGCTGACTGCGGCTTTGAGTGGAGCCGCCAAGAAAGCGTGGGATGAGGATGATCAACCTGATTGAACCGGTAATACGTTTCCAGGAGTTTTCTAAAAAACAACTGCAGGTTTTCACCTGGTGGATGCCTGAGTCTCCGTATAGCAACTACAATGGAATCATTGCTGATGGATCCATTCGCGCCGGGAAAACTGTGGCAATGGCTGTATCTTTCATCCTGTGGGCAATGGCGTCATATGATCATCAGAATTTTGCTATGTGCGGGAAAACAGTAGGGGCTTTTAGACGGAACGTGTGGAACTGGCTCCGGCCGGTCATTTATGCAAGAAAGTGGGAAGTGAAAGAAAGCCGGACATCGAACACTATTATAGTTAGCGATGGGATACGCACTAATTATTTTTACATTTTCGGCGGAAGAGATGAATCTTCCCAGGATCTGATCCAGGGCTTGACTCTGGCGGGGCTGTACTGTGATGAAGTTGCCCTGATGCCAGAATCATTCGTCAACCAGGCGACCGGCCGCTGCAGCGTAGCCGGTGCGAAAATGTGGTTCAACTGCAACCCCGAAAGCCCCATGCATTGGTTTCTGAATAACTGGATAAAGAAGCAGGCCGAAAAGAAGCTGCTGCATCTGCATTTTACAATGGATGACAATCCATCGCTTAGCGATTCAGTACGGGAGCGGTACAAGACCACATACAGCGGTGTTTTCTACCAGCGTTTTATCCAGGGGCTGTGGGTCATGGCCCAAGGGGCTGTTTACAAAGACGCCTGGAGCGAAGATCTCTATTTTGGCAAAGAACAGCTGGAGCTGATCTACCTGAACCCGCGCATGTATCGCAGATACATCGCAATCGACTATGGGACGGTCAACCCTATGGCTTTCATTGACATATGGGATGATGGAGATGTGTTGTGGATCACAAGAGAATATTACTGGGACAGTAGGGCGGCAGGAAATCACGAAAAAGACAACAGCCAGTATGGCGATGATTTGATGGATTTTATTAAAGCAATTGATCAGCCAGTAACTGCGGTAATCATTGACCCGTCAGCTGAGTCTTTCAAGATTGAGATGAAGAACCGAGGCTTTCGCGCCAAAGAAACTGTAGAAACCATTAATGCAGACAACAAAGTACTGGAAGGAATCCGGGCAGTCAACAAGATGCTGACCCGGCGTAAGATACGGATCTACAAGGAAGGCTGTCCTATGCTGATTCAAGAAATGACATCCTACTGCTGGGATGAGAAAGCCATCCAGAATGGCGGAAGGGAACGGCCTATAAAAGCAAGGGACCATACGGTGGATGCCCTGCGGTATGGGGTTATGACGATTGTAAGGCCAAGGAGGCTGGCAAATGCCTAGATACAAGAAAAAAAGACAAAATAGCGCCATCCGGGGGAAAGCCCAGGATGGCTTTTCTAATGCGCTGGCCAGGCTGGGCGTAGGGACCCCTAATCTGTTGGAAGCAACCGAGTACATCCCGCAGCGAATTACGCGGAACTATGCGTTGCTGAATACGCTGTACCGGGAACAGTGGATTGTCCGCCGCATTGTGGACACGATTCCCTCGGATATGTTGAAAAACTGGATTACGTTAAGCACCGAAGTGGCTCCGGCAACGATGAAGCGGTTTGAAAGGGCACTCCGGCAAACCCGCGTAATTAATTCTTTGAAAGAGGGGATGGAGTGGGGGCGCCTCTTTGGAGGGGCCATTGGTGTTCTCATGATCAAGGGCCAGGGCGATATGCTGGATCAGCCCCTGGATCTGGAACGGATCCTTCCGGGTGATTTCTGTGGGATCCTGAATTTTGACCGCTGGAACGGGGTAAGCCCTTCTGGTGAGTTGATTAACGATATCGGTGATCCGGAGTACGGTTTGCCTAAGTATTACCAGATTTCAGATCCTGCAAGTGGGGCGGTTTGCAATGTTCACCACAGCCGGGTGCTGCGGTTTATCGGTGACAATCTGCCTTACTGGGAAAGTCTGGCAGAAAACCAATGGGGGGCTTCCGTTATCGAATCTGTGTTTGACGACTTAAAGAAGCGGGACAACGTTTCCTGGAACATCGCGCAGCTGACGTTTGTGGCCAATCTCCGAGTATTTAAGATGAGCGATATGGGGCAGTTACTCAGTGCGGTAGATGAAGAGTCTAAAGCGGAATTGTACCGTACCATTCAGTCTCAAAACTGGCTCATGAGCAATATGGGGCTGCAGATCATGGACAGCCAGGACAGCATGGAAACCCACCAGTACACATTTGGCGGACTCGCTGAAGTGTATTCCCAGTTTATGATGGACGTAGCCGGAGCCGCGCGGATCCCAGTTACAAAACTGTTTGGCCGCAGTCCCGCCGGCATGAATGCTACTGGTGAGTCGGATCTGCAGAACTATTATGACATGATCGGTGAAGAACAAGAGTCCAAGCTCCGGCCGATCCTGGACAAGCTGCTGCCGGTGGTGTGCATGAGCGCATTTGGGGCAGTTCCGGATGATTTTGATTACGACTTTGATCCTGTATCTGAGCCGAATGACAAGGAGCGGGCCGAACTGGCTAAATCCGGGACTGAAAATGTAGTGACTGCACTTAATGCAGGTCTAGTATCTAAACGGACCGCCCTTAAAGAGCTGAAGCAGCAGGCTGAACGGACCGGCGTGTGGACGAACATAACAGAAGCCGATATTATGAGGGCCTCTGAAGATCTGGAAGATGAAGGCGAACTAGGGGGCCTGCTAGGTTTGTCGCAGCCAGGAAGAGACAGTGACGAAAACTGGGATGAAGACAAGCATCCAAGAGCCGAAAATGGGCGGTTCGGAAGTGGGAGATCCAGAAAAACCAAACCTAAAGAAAAAGCCCCTAAATATACCAAAGAAGAAGCATATAAGAATCAGATTGGCGATCCTATAACTGGAGGATATAAGGGGCTTGAAGCTATTAATATTTTAAGAAAACTCCAGAGCGGATACGTTCCTGATGCTTTTACGCGTCAGGATGTCGGCGGCATTGCGCTTCCCTGGGGCGATGATTGGATGGGGCTGAAACATATCATCAAAGAACGTTCTGAACAAGGTGTGGATGTAGATGCTTTTCTTTTGCGCCTTCCGGATTTGGTAGAAAAAGGCCAGTTAAAAGCTGATAGAGGGCGGTACTACATACGGAAGGATAACTACACGGCTGTAGTTTCACCGACGTTTTTCGATGACAAATTTATGTTTTTACTCACTGGTTGGGACGAAAATTATCCAAAAAATAAAGAGCCTTGAAGCGTCCAAAGCATGTAAACTAATTGGACATTACTTGGTAACCAGACCACTTGCGTTACCAACTTCAAAGCTCTTGTTATTTAAATTATATCATTTCCCGACTAAAAGTCAAAATAAGAATAGCTAATTGGATGAACGCACTCCGGGGCCGAAACCCGGTCCTCATCATTCTTTAACAGCATAGGCGACTTTCTGTTGTCAATTAGCTATTCTTGGTATCCACAATATAACATTTTTCGTTAAAAAGTCAAAGTGGAGACATGTTATGAACAAGGAAAAATTCAAGCCTAGACGCGTTATAGAAAAACGTTACCAGGCTACTATCAAAGGCATTGTGAAGCGGATGCGGCGGAAGCTGGAAACGGCTTCTACTCCTACCCAGGCTTTCACGATGCTGCGGGAACTGGCACGATCCCCTACCATGGACGCTGCTGCACAGATGGCAGCCACGGCCATGGCCACGCAGATTATGCAGGACGGTTACAGGACTTGGAAGGAAGCTGCTGCTGCCGGGTCAAAGGGAAACGAAATCTACTATGCGCTTGTGAAGGATCTGAACAAGACAAACGCATTCCGGGAAATCATAGCCCGGAATGCAGAACTTATAAAGTCGGTACCGGCTGACGCGACCCAGGCCCTTTCCAGAGCGATGGCCGAAGGCTATGAAGCCGGTGTGCGGCCGGAAGACCTGAAAGCAGACATCATGAACCGGTTCACGGACCTGACCGAGGCAAAAGCCCGGCTGATTGCCAGGACTGAAACCTCAAAGGCAGCCACGGCGCTAACCCGGGTACGGGCGCAGCGTATTGGCGCAGAGTGGTATGTGTGGCGGACTAGCGACGATGCCAGGGTCCGCAGCTCCCATGCGCATATGGATGGGGTGCTGGTTAACTGGAACGACCCGCCCAGCCCGGAAAAGCTGATCGGGATGAAAGATTATGGGTCCTACCATGCGGGGGAGTTTCCAAACTGCCGGTGTTATGCTGAACCCCTACTTGACTATGACGATGTGAAGTGGCCCCACAAAGTTTACCGTGGCGGCCGAATTACCAGTATGACATTGGCCGGCTTCAAGAAAATAACGGGAGGTGGTGCTATTTGAGAGCGTTTTACGGCAGCAAGATTTCCGATCACATGATCGAGACACCAGAAGGGTATCTGATTTGTAAGTCAGTTCCCATTGCAAGAACTGGAGTGCAGGAATACAGGGGCATTGAGTTCGGGGCCCCGGAGCCTCAGCAGATCTACCAGGTAGAGCGGCCTGAGGATGAGGTGTTCAGCGCTGCGGCATTGGCTTCCTTTGAGGGAAAGCCGGTAGTCGATGAGCACCCTAATGAAGATGTTACCTCAACGAATTATTCCCGCTACACCAAAGGTGTGTGCCGGGATGTAAGACGAGGTGACGGCGAGCTTAGCGAATGTATGGTGGCTGATCTGATCGTCTACGATAAACAGCTGATCCAGGAAATCAAAAATGGCAAGCGCGATATATCCTGCGGCTACAATTGCCTGTGGGTACCAAGTGGTGAAAATGGGTATACCCAAAAAGAAATCAGAGGTAACCATGTGGCGGTAGTGAACCAGGGTCGCGCGGGGCATAAAGTATCAATCCGAGATTCCAAAAATGGAGGGAAAAAGATGGAAAAGAAACAAGGACTGTTTGGCAGAATGCTGAAAAGCTTTGCCAGAGACGAGGACACCACGCCGGATGATCTGGAACAGGCGTCCAAGTTGAACCCTGAGAATGAAAAGAAAGAGGAAACACCGGCAAAAGATGAGGGGCTGGCCGGCGGCACCGATATCGGTGAGCGCCTTGACCGTCTGGAAAATGCAGTGGCTGAACTGGCCAAAATGATGCGAGCAGGTACTGAAACCCAGGATGATGGGGAACCCGGTGCCCAGGAAGAACCGGATGTGCTGGACGCTCTGGAAAATGAACTGGAAAAAGGTGCTCCGGCGAACCCTTCTGACGAAAGCAACGTGCAGGTACCGGCTGGCCAGGTTGGCGAACCCCCGAAAAAGACGGAAGATGAGGGCGCCCCTGGTGTGGTCTCCAGTGATTGCGACGAAAACAGCAAGCAGGCGCGTGACGCAGCACTGGAAGTAATTCGGGGCATTAAACCGATTATTGCAAACCTGCCTCAGGAAAAGCGCAAGAAAGTGGCGGATTCTCTGGCCTATCTGGTTCGTGGCAATGCCAATGATCATGGCTATGGTACGCTGGCAAAAGCTAAAAAGAACGGCTATGCTGGTGCACGAGATACCGCTGAAGATGACAGAGCTCTGGGACGCGCTATCAGAGACAAATACAATCCCCATTACATGAAGAAATAACAGGAGGTCAATACAATGAGTGGAAAAGCAATTGGCATTTCTATGAACTATGGTTTTCCGGGTACCTACGCAAGAACTCCGGACGATATTGTAACCAGCCGGCAGCTGAAAGAGGGCTCCGATGATGTTCCTTTTGGTATGGCACTGTGCGCCAATGGGGACAATACGTATAGCCCTGTGGGGGCTGATTTCACTGCAGCTAAATTCGGCGGCGTGGCACTGCGTGTGGTAAAGCAGGCAGCTGCATATGACGATCAGACCGCGACCGCATACCACGCAAAAGACCTGGTAAACGCCATCAACCGCGGGGCTGTGGTTGTGACTTGCAACCATGGGACTCCGACTGCAGGCGGTTCTGTGTATGTACGAATCAAGGCAAATTCCTCCATCCCTGCCGGGGTTGTAGGTGGCTTTGAAGCAGAAGCGGATAGCACCAATACGGTGCTTCTGACGAATGTACAGTGGACTAATGGATATGTCGATGCGAACGGTGTTGCAGAAATCACCATTCTGACTCGGCTGAATGCATAATTGAGGAGGAAAATTCGATGAACGAAAACGCACAGTTTTATACTCCTAGTGGAAGCCTGGCAGGCAGTGCTGCCTATGCTATGCAGCATGGAGGCCGGCAGGCATTCTACGGAGGCGCAAATGATGCAGTTGCTTCCGGTATGGCCTACCTGATGGGTGAACTGGAAAAAACAGATCCTAAAATCAGAGAGCCGCTGTCTTCTGTAACCTGGCAGCGGGATATTGTGGCCCGTACTGGTGGAGGTTGGGTGGACTTCACCAGCACCTTTGACATGGATTATGGAACCACTGGTCCCAATGATCAGTCTATCGTGGGTACTGGTACGACGGCTATTCCTGTGATGCAGGTCAACACCAACAAAAATCTGTTCCGGGTATTCACCTGGATGCATGCCATGCAGATTCCTTTCGTGGATCAGGCCAAACTGCAGCAGATTGGTCGCTCTCTGGATGATCTGTTGGATAAAGGTATCCGGCTGAACTACAACAAGACCCTGGACCAGAATGTGTACCAGGGTATGACTAAGTTCGGGACTACGGGTCTTTTGAATGATGCCAACGTGGTAGCCGCGTCTGCAGCCAACGGCGCTGCAGGGACTGCAACCTGGACCACCAAAACTCCGGATGAAATCCTGCACGACATCAATGATGCACTGGTGGCTGCGTGGGCTGAAGCAGAATATGATATGGACGGTATGCCTGACCATATCCTGATTCCGCCCAAACAGTATGCGTATCTGGTATCTCAGAAAGTGTCTGATGCCGGCAACATCTCTATTCTGGAATACCTCATTCAGAACAATATCGCCAAGAACCAGGGTGTCAATATTCACATTGAACCCTGCCGCTGGTGCAAGGCCGCCGGGACCGGTAAGACGGATCGTATGATGGTATATGTGAACGACGAAGATAAAGTGAACTTCGATATCACAGTCCCCATCACCCGGGCCATGACTCAGCCTTCTGTGGAACGCGGTGCTTATTTGACGCTGTATGCTGCGCAGATCGGCCAGGTTAAATTTAATTATTACCAGCCGGTCCGCTACATCGACGGAATCTAACCAAGAAGCAATGGAGCTGCCAAAACGGTGGCTCCAATTTTGTTAGGAGGAAAAAATGTTTATTTTGAGCAAAAAGCGCTTCCAGTTTCGCAATGCAAATAATGAAACTTTTACCACCAAAGGTGGGATGATCATGGAAAAAGCCCCGGACTGGTGTGCCGATAATAAATTTTTCAAATTGGCTGCAGCCGATGGAGATATCATTTTAGCGGCTGATTCTACAGAAAAAGCAGCTGTACAGGCGGTTGCCAAAGAAGAAGCAAAAGCTGCTGCCGGCACAGATACGGCTAAGGCTGCTGCTAAATAAGATTCAATTAAGGAGGAATGCGGTATGTTTATTAATGGCATACTGGCCCAGGCTTCAAACGTGAAGCCGGAAAGCAGCTCTTCCTATACAGTTGATGACTTCCAGGCATTGTATCCTCAGTTTAAAGGCCTAATCCCTGATGCAGCCATTTCTCAGTATGTGGTGATGGCGAATGCCTGCGTGAATCAAAACAGGTATGGGGCCATGTGGCACACGGCTATTGGGCTATTTACAGCTCATTTCTGTGCGCTGTATCTGCAGGCCAAGAAAGATGCTGGCAGTGATGCAAGCTCTGTTTTGGCAGCGGCAACGAATGCAGGGCTGCTTTCCGGTGAAAGCGCTGATGGCGTCTCCTATTCCAGGGAAATCGGTTCTATCACTAATGATCTTTCCGGATGGGCAGGTTTCAAATTGACCGCCTATGGTGTACAGTTTGCTACCTTGGCCAAAATGGCTGGCAAAGGTGGGATGTATGTATGGTAAATGCTGGAAAAGTAAAGGCGAAAGTGACACACAATGAAGCAAATGGCGGAATCGAAGGGGTACTGAAGCGGCTAGGTGGCATGGAGAAACGGGCCCTTTATGTAGGAGTTCCTAAATCTACTGCCATGAAACGGAACGGTGGCGAATCAGAAATAACGAATGCTGAATTGCTGTACGTCCACACGCATGGCGTCAGAAAAGTTGCCATTCGGAAAGCTATGGCCAAGATGATGAAATCAGGCAGTACCTATTCCGAAGCCTACCAAATGTACTTCCATTCAAATGGGTCTGCTCTATATGCGGTCCCTCCCAGACCAGTTATTGGACCGGCGCTAAAAGCCCATCGAAAAGAAATAGGAAAAGGCTTCCAGCGGATATATAATGCGGCTGCTGATGGCAATGAGGCTGCGCTCAAAACTGCTATTAACTGGACTGGAATGAAAGCGCAAAATGCTTGCCGAGATTGGTTCTATGATGCCCGGAACGGTTGGCCAAAAAATGCACCGCGTACAATCAAAGTGAAAGGCAGCGAAAGGCCGCTGATTGATTCTGGTAATTTGAGAAACAGCATTATCTATGTAGTGAGGGAGGAATAAACCATGATTAATCTATCTTTGGTAATTGTCTCCCCAATGCTTTCTCAGCCTGTTGTCACTAATCGGCAAAGCGGTACTTGGATAAAGGGCAGATTTACTGCTGGAGAGAAGCAGGTCCTCACTACTACGGGCATTATTACTAAAGCGAAAGCCCGGGATCTGGCTGCAGCTCCGGAAGGAGACCGGCAGGGCGGCGGGATCCGAGTCCTCACTACGATTCCACTATATATTACTGGGCAAAACGGAGGCACCAATTTTTCCGACACAATAACCTGGGAAGGGGATACCTATAAAGTGGTCAGTGTGGATCCTGATCAGAAATATGGGTTCTATCGGGCCATTTGTATTCGTATTCCCGGAGGTGAAAGCTAATGCTGAAACGTGCTGAAATAGAAGAAATCTTCTGGGATATGGTAATGGCTGCCTTGGGTTATGATCCTGATAAGAATTACGGAGCAAAGAAGCTTCCTGTACGATTTGCTTATCCGGCAAAAGGGCAGCCCGACTGGGGCGTCAATGATGATGTGGTGTTTATCCTGTTTGGTGACGTTGAGGATGAATCGACACAAACAGTTGACGAAACCTGGGAGGTGTCCGGGAGTGACTTAGTACGGCATCATAAAGCCAATCGGGTATTGCAAATATCCTTTGTGGCCTATGGACCGAACGGGTATGACAACCTGGTAAAACTCCGGCACAAGCTCCTGGACAACCCCGCTCAGCTACGCATGGCCGGAATTAACGTAGTACCCAGTGGGAATGCCGTTACCTATGCCCCAGAAATTTTTCAGGAAACATGGTGGAGCCGGGCTGATCTTCAAATGCGATTTAATACAACCGTTGAATTCGATGAAGATGTGCGCGCCATTAATACCGTTGATGTTCATATCAATACTGATAAAACTTCACCTGGTGGATCTGCGGGTACGATTACTCAACTCGGGGATCTTACAATTAAAAAATCATGAATGAAAGGAACATAGAATGGCTAATAAATTAACTTTGAATCCTATTGTGGATATCTCCGTCAGCTTGGCAGCAAGAGCTGCTGCTAGACGCGGGTTCAACGTTGCCCTGATCCTCGGGACCAGTTCAGTAATCCCGGAAAATGAAAGGGTGAGAACCTATACTTCTGTAGATGCACTTCTGGCTGACGGGTTTACTACAGACAGCACCGAATACAAGGCTGCGCTGCTTTATTTTTCGGCTACCATTAAACCGACTAAACTGGCCGTGGGCGTTAAAACATCTAATGATAAAAGCTTCCTGGCTGCTGCACAGGCCTGCAGGGCCGCGAATAGCGAATGGTACATCCTGGTACCCCTGGGGGCAGAATACGACGACCTGGTAGCCATTGCGGCTTGGGTAGAGACAGCGACTCCGGACACGGTATTGTTCTATACAACCGATGATTCCAGTGTATCTCCGGCTTCTGACGCCTCCAGTAAGGACGCCATTTTCTACGCTATGAAGCAGAAAGCGTACCGGCGTACCTTTGGCCAATACTGCGGCCAGGCAGACACTCCGGATGCGGTAGCCGCAACGGCTGGGTATGCTATGGGGGCCAATCGCGGGACCTGCAACTCCGCGTTTACCCTTGCTTATAAGAAACTGCCGGGTGTGACAACTGACAGCCTTACGGAAAACCAGGTTGAACAAATCGCAGGCGGACGCGATTCCACCGGTGCAAACGGGAACGTGTATGTCACCCGGGATGAGGACTATAATCTGCTGCAGTACGGGCGTATGGCTGACGGTACCGCCTTCGACGAAATCCTGAACCTGGATATGCTGAAGAATGATATCAAGCTGAACGTCATGGACCTGCTGGCCAATAACCGCAAGATTCCTCAGACCAATGCAGGGGTGGCTTCCATTGTGAACGTCATTAATACCGCCTGCAACAAGTACGTAAACACTGGCTTTATCGCACCGGGTAAGTGGAACGGTGGGACCGTCCTGGAATTGGAAAATGGCACCTATTTGACGAATGGCTATCTGGTACAGGCCGAAGACGTGGACGATCAGTCTCAGACCGATAGAGACGCCCGCAAGGCGCCGCCTATCTATGTATCTGTTAAACTGGCCGGTGCTATCGAATTCGTGACCATTGAAGTTTATGTCAACCGCTAAGGGGGAAGATAAATGGCAACTACAACCTATAGCTTTACTGATCTTGTGGGTTCTATCCACAGCGATCTTGTAGGTGATTATATTTTTACCGGCGAAGGTGCCGGATCCGTTTCGGTGTCCAAGTCTACCGAACGCAGCGCGCATGATGTGGCTGCGGATGGCTCTGTGATGGTTTCTAAGGTGGCCGGGAATAATGGCACGGTTACGATTGAAGTCCAGCAGACCAGCCCTCTGCATTTCTGGCTTCTGAACTGGTTCAACGCTCACTGGGCGGCTAATACGACGAACTGGGCAACGACCACCATGCTGCTGAAAAACACCAGTACCGGCGGCTCCCATGTTTGCTCCGGCGTCAGCCCGCAGAAAGAAGCGGACGTACCGTACCAGTCCCAGGGGCAGCGTGTGACCTGGACACTGATGTGTGCTGACATTACTAATAATGCCATTTGAGCATGAAAGGAGAAAGAAATATGCAGGCTCCGAAACCGAAAACAAAAATCACTGAAATCAAAGGAGTGAAATACAGACTGGGCAAACTGGACGCCCGGTCTGCTTCCTATCTGGCTGTGAAAGCTGCGGCGGTACTCGCACCGGCGATGACCGCACGGAATGATAAGGAAATCGTGGGAATGCTCACTACCACCTTGCCGTCCCTACCCAGAAAGGAATTTGATGAGATCCAGACCATGATTCTGCGAACTGTGGTTAAGCTGGACGACGTTGATGGCAAACTCCTTCCGGTACCACTTCTGAGGGAAGATGGCCGGTTTGTAGACCCGGAACTGAACTACGATGTACTTACAGTCATGGGGCTCACGGTACAGGCATTAATTTTTAACGTAGGAGATTTTTTCGGAGAAGCCGGGTTATCTCCGGCGATCTTGGAAGTCAAAAAGAAAGACTGATTGGGTTTGACCCGCTTCCATATCCCAATTTGGATGCATTTTTAATGGCCCCGGTAACAGCTGGACTGTGGAAGCAGCACGAGACGTTTGACGGGACGTATGATCTGGATGATTTGCTGGATGCCCACGAACTTCTGGACACCAATGCGATCAATAAAATCCGCGCTCAGGAGGCGGCCCGTAGCGAGGTGAATAAGTAATGGCAACTACACCGATTGAAGAGTATTTATATAAGCTGGGAGCGGGGATTGACCGAGGGTCTTTCAACCAGGCTATTAGTTGCCTCAAGGAACTCAAACAGATCATTGGCAGAGTCGAATCGGTGGCTGTACCTGCTGCATTGTTCGGTGGCATTTTAGCTATTACCAAAGCAACGGCCGGAATTATCAAAAACGCTGCTGACGCTGAAATGCAATATAAGCGCCTTGGCACACAAATGTGGACTACCGCTGAAAGTGCCAAGGCTTTATCTGTTGCAATGAAAACCATGGGCGTTTCTGAGCAAGACATTGCATGGGTACCGGAACTGCGGGGTCAGTTCTTTAGGCTCCGGGCAGAGATGGATGCTATGGTGGCTCCTGTAGACACGGAAGCACAATTTCAGTGGCTCCGGGAGATCGGCTATGATGTTCAATCCTTACAAGTGCGCGTAAAGATGCTCTCTGAGTGGGTAGCTTATTTTCTGATCAAGTATTTGGGCCCCATGATTAAAGAGTTCCAGGGATTCATCCAGTGGCTGAATGCCCAACTTGGGCAAAATATGCCAGCCATTGCCAGGAAGATAGCAAAAGCCTTATCGACCATAGTAGGCATTGCTTATTCGGCGATTTCGCTTTTGAAGTCGGTCATTGGGGGAATTTTAGATTTTGTGGATGATCTCCCCGGCCAGGTAAAGAAATGGACAGCAATCTTTGGCCTTCTGTTCGCGGCAATCCGTTCCGGCCCTATGGGGCATTTCCTGATTGCCATTACGGCTATTCTGACTCTGGTACAGGACTTTGTGTACTATGCGAACGGATGGAACAGCTCAAAGACCTTAGCCCCTATGTGGGAAAAAGTCTTGAAGTTCCTGAACAGCGAAACCCTGAAGAAGCTGGGAGAAATCATTACAAAGCTTTTAACGGCAGTCGCAAATATCCTGGAAAAGATTCTCAAAACTGTCGTAGGAATCATAACGGAAATCAGTGAAGCAATTGACTGGGATAGCGTGGCGCAGGAGGCCCAGAAAGCAGCTGGGGAATTGGGCAAAGCCTTTTGGGATCTGAACGAAGCAGCCGACAGTTTCTTTACTATGCTGGCTAAGAAATCCGGATGGTTAGACGCACAAAGATATCTGGTTTTCTGGAAACTCTTGGGCGGGGCTATTCAAGGCGGGGTCAATACCTTAGCGGTATTCGTCAGCCTGTTTGCAAAGCTGGCGAAAGCAACGTCGCAGGTGTTCAGCGGAGATTTCAAAGGTGCGGCCAATACCATGCACCAGTTTGCCCACCAGTTTTCAATCAACCGGTGGGGCATACCGTTTTTCGCAGGGATCCAGAGCGCTATGGGTGATAACAGCCTGGAAAACGAATATGGCAATTTCGGTATAGGAGGCAATTTTGGTAATTCTGGTATGGGGTCAATCGGGGCCGGTGCTGGTCAGCTTATTGGGGCTTTGGTACAGGCTGGCCTTACTCCTGCTGGTGCCGCCGGCCTTGTTGGGAACCTCCAGGCTGAAAGCGGCCTGAACCCGGGAAATGCGGAAGACAGCAGCGGAGTTGACGATGCAGCCTATGTGGCCGGGGTGGATAATGGTTCAATCAGTGAGGATGAATTTGCCGGCGACGGCATTGGCTTTGGCCTGGCCCAGTGGACTTCAGAAAACCGGAAGCGGGCACTGTACCGGTATGCGAAATCGACCGGACGGAGCATTGCGGATTTGGGCATGCAGCTGGAATTCCTGCTGAATGAACTGAAGGAAAGCTATTCCAGCGTTTACCAGGTATTAGCCTCTACGGACAGCGTAAAGGAAGCCTCTGATGCGGTCCTCCATGATTTTGAAAGCCCGGCTGATCAGTCTGCTGCAGTGGAAGAAGAGCGGGCGGCCAATGGTTCGGCTGCTATGGCTTCCGCAGGTGGCGGTATTAGTGCCCGAAGCGGGGCGATGGGTTTTGCAGGGAATACGGCAGCTTTTTCTATGCCGGCTGTTTCCCCTACGAGTTACGCCGCTGCTGCTATATCCAACCCGAATTGGAACAACTCTTCAAGCAGCAGTATCAGCTTTGGGATTATTCGGGTTGATGTATCTGGTACCAATGCTACTCCTCAGGAAATCTATGAAGCTTTTAGACGTGGACTCAATGCCAGGGCTCAGCGTGAGGTGATTGTATGACGCCATTGGAACAATATGTGATCAAATTAAGCGCGGATTTAGACACAGGTTCTTTTGAAACCGCAAAGACGGCCATTAATGACCTGGTACACGCACTCAAAGGGATGGCCAGGATGGCAATCCCCGTAGGCGTCGGCATTAGCCTTGCGGCAGTGGTTAAGGCAACTACGGGCCTGATTAAGAGCACGGCTGATGCGGAAATGCAGTA